AAAGCAGCTAAAGATCCTAACAGTAGGCTGAGACAAGCTAGAAAAAGATGGAAGTGCTAGATGGCAATCTCTCGTGCTCAGATGCCTAGTCAACTAAGAGGTAACAGAATGGAAGAAAGATCTGGATTTGCATCTACAGGTGACGATGCAAAAGACCTTGATATAATCCGTATGGGTAAAGGTGGGAAGACTAAAAAGAAAAAGTCTAAAAGTAAAGTTAACCAAGCAGGTAATTATACTCAACCTACAAAAAGAAAGCGTATATTTAATAGGATAAAAGCAGGTGGTAAAGGTGGAGCACCTGGGCAATGGTCTGCTAGAAAAGCTCAGATGCTTGCTAAAGCTTACAAAAAAGCAGGGGGTGGCTATAAAGACTAATGGGAATCACTAATAAAAATAAAAAGAAAGTAAAGAAAGTTGTTAAGGGTTTAAATAAAGCTTCAAAGCTACATGCTAGTCAGGCTAAAACTTTAAAAGGTATAATAAAAAATGGCTCTAAAAAAGTCTCAAAAAAGCCTTAAATCTTGGACTAAGCAGAAGTGGCGAACTAAAAGTGGCAAGCCTTCTACCCAAGGCGGTAATGCTACTGGCGAACGCTACCTCCCTTCTTCGGCTATTAAGTCTCTTAGCTCTTCTGAGTATGCAGCCACATCAAGAGCAAAGCGAGCAGGCAAGGCTTCAGGCAAGCAGTATGTGGCTCAACCTAAAAAAATTGCAAAGAAAACGAAACGACACAGAAGTGTAGTTACATAGGGAATCATCATGGCAGTAGTAACACCAGATCTACCAGAACTATTTGAAGAAGCTTATGAACGGGCAGGTCTTGAAATGCGTTCAGGCTATGATCTTAAAACGGCTCGCAGGAGCCTTAACATTTTAACATTGGAGTGGCAAAACCGTGGACTTAATCTCTTCACTATTGAATCTAATACTCTACCCATTACGGCAGGTACTGCGACTTATACGCTACCTTCGGACACGATTGACATCCTTGAACACCAAATCCGCACAGGTACAGGTACAAATCAAGTCGATACCACCATCTCAAGGGTCAGTGTCGCAACCTACGCCCAACAAACCAACAAAGAAACGCAAGGTAGGCCGACCCAGATCTACGTCCAAAGGCTCCCAACGGAAACAAAAATAACTTTATGGCCTGTGCCAGATAGCACAACGACATACACCTTATCTTACTTTAGACTCAAAGGTATAGACGGTTTATCTTCTGGTATAGGTTCTTCAGTTACATCTGTACCACCACGCTTTGTACCTGCACTAGTTTCTGGACTGGCTTATTACATAGCTATGAAAAGACCAGAGGTTGCCGCAAGAACAGCGCCACTAAAGCAAGAATACGAATTTCAATTCCAACTTGCAGCGGGTGAGGATGAGGAAACAGCATCAATCAAGTTCGTTCCTTTTGATACGTTTATGGGTGGCTGATGAGTTACGCAAAAGGTAAATACGCTTTTGGTTTTTGTGACAGGACAGGATTTAGGTATCCTTTAAAAGACCTTGTGCCTGAATATAACAATGGAGTTAAGACTGGATTTCTTGTTGGAAGAGATGTTGTTGATCCCGATCAGCCACAAAACTTTCTTGGTAGGTTAAAGATAAATGATCCTCAGTCCCTGCGCAATCCAAGACCCGACACATCTTTACTAGCAAGCAGAGCTATAGTTGGTTTTAATCCAGTAGGGAATCCTGCTATTATTGCTACAGGTTTTGTAGGTAGGGTTACTATCACGATAACAGAAACAGACAATGTTGATGGCGTATCTGCAACAGGTAGCGTAGGTTCTGTAACTGTATCAGTGGCTACAGCAGCCCCAAGTTTTGACAGCACAACAACAACCTTAGACTCTACTACAGACACATTTGACGAGGGATAGAACATGGCTTTACAAAGTGTAGGAATAGGAAGCAGCGCAAACGATGGAAACGGTGACACCCTTCGCGCAGGTGCAACCAAGATAAACGCAAACTTCACTGAAGTATATGCAGCCCTTGGAAACGGCAGTACTCTTACTGATATAATAGATGCCAATGGCATTATAGATGTAAGCTCTGGTGCAAACAAAATTGTGTTTTACTATGCCAATCTAAGTGATCTCCCAAGTGCAGGCACATACCACGGCGCTGTAGTCCATGTACATGCGACTGGGGGCTTATATTTTGCACACGGTGGAGCGTGGATTCGAGTTAATGATGAGACAACTGGCCCTGTAACTAAATACACCACGGGAACAAATGGATCATCTGCCTATACGTTTACTGGGCCTGGCGCTACGTCTGGAGACAATCCAAACTTTACTTTCTACAAGGGGCATACTTACCTAATTAACAACGCAGCTAATGTAGGTAGTCATCCTTTGCAGATAAGAACATCTAACGGTGGCTCTGCTTTCACTACAGGTGTTACAGACAACTACAACTCAACAACAGGACTGACACAATTCATTGTGCCTCACGAACCCTCCGATACATCTTTGGTGTATCAATGTACAAACCACAGTAGTATGGTGGGTAACATAACTATAGTGTAAAGGATATTTAAATGGCTATGAAGAAAAAAGGTTACAAAAAAGGTGGCGCTGTCAAAAAGATGGGCGGCGGCAGAATGATGAAAAAACCTGTTGCTATGAAAAAAGGCAGCAAGATAAAGAAAAAGACAATGGCTAAAGGCGGCGCTGTCAAAAAGATGGGCGGCGGCAGAATGATGAAGAAGAAGACAATGGCTAAAGGCGGCGCTGTTAAAAAGATGGGCGGCGGTAGAATGATGAAGAAAAAAACAATGGCTAAAGGCGGCAAGACACGTAGATAATGCCTTACTTACAAAGCAATATACCACACTTTAAATGTTGGGTTCGTCGTGAATACACTCATAATCATGAGCAGTACCACGGCGAATTTCTTCATGCTATGGCAATAGCCGTAACAACTATGCCAAATAGATGTTTAAGCTTTCAAATCATCTTTACAGGTTGCGAAGCTGATGATGAAGGCGATGAAAACGTACATGGCGGTGCAATGTGGGCTAGAATGCCTATAACTGCATTGGTTGCAGATGAACCACTTGAAGAGTGGCCTGAACCTATGGAAGTACACGATGCACAACCTTGGGATTGTTCATCCCATACACACGCTGTGTATGTTCTTGACAGAGCTACACCATGCCCTTGGTTAGCCAAAATAGACGGGGATATGTATCCTGCAAAATACTTGTTTACCGTTGATTATTCAGAAAACGAAATAGCTGACGACCCTGCACAACATAAGCAAAGTCATGTCATGCAATTATTAGATGCAGGTAAATGGACAGGCAACGTTGTTGCACTCCCTAATAACCGTGTTCGAGTAACACATCCCGCTTGGTTTGAAACTGGACAAGGCGCACCTGATTTCAGACCTTCACAACATATACACTATTCAAAAAGTGATTTAGACTATACACTGGATGTAAATAGAGTATTTGATAACCTTTATAATGAGGATAAATAATCATGGCAGTACCTAGCCCTAAAAAGACTTTAAAGGACTTACCTAAAAAGAAAAAGAAACCAAAACTAAAACCATTTAGTGAGAAACGTAAATCAGGTGCTGTTAAAAAGTCTCTACGACCACAAGAACGTCCTGATATTGTGGATCTAAGTCCACCTGAAGCGGCAGATCAACTACTTACTAAAAAAGGAGATGGCGGGGGTCTTAGAATGGTAGAAAAGAACGGAAAGAAAGTTCCTTTCTATGCGGCTGACGGCGTTGGTAAAATGGCTATGGGCGGCAAGTGCCGTGGTATGGGTGCAGCAAGTCGTGGCGGCGCGTTTACTAGAAACGGATAAGTAGATGAATTACGCTGAATTAGTACAGTCGATACAAGACTTCACGGAAAACAACGAAACAACTTTCGTTGCGGAGATACCTACGTTTGTTCGACAAACAGAAGAGTTAATACATCGTACTGTAATGATTCCTGAACTTAGGAAAAATGTAACAGCTAACGTAACAGCATCCCATCCTTATGTGGCAAGACCTAATGATTTTCTTGCTCCGTTTTCCTTTGCCGTTATAGATTCTAGTAGCAACTACAATTTTCTTATTGAAAAAGATGTCAACTTCATGCGTGAAGCATATCCGAATCAATCAACAACTGGACTGCCAAAGTATTACTCAGAGTTTGATGGAGATTTTTCTTCTACTAGCTCTCCAGGAAATTTTATTATAGCTCCCACACCAGACACTAATTACTCAGTGCAGCTACATTACTACTACGATCCACCTTCAATCGTTACATCAAGTACATCTTGGCTAGGCGACAATGCGGAACAAGCACTTCTCTATGGCAGTTTAATAAATGCGTATGTATTTATGAAAGGTGAGCAAGATGTTTCTGCTATGTATAAAGAAAAGTTTGACGAAGCTATGCAAAGACTAATAGTGCTAGGAGAAGGTAGATTGAAAAGAGATAGTTATCGTGATGGTGAACCAAGGATGGATCTGTAATGTTTAAAATGGAAATAAATGTTCCTAAAGACGAATCTTTAGTTCAAGTAAATACAACTCATAATAGGGGTCTTACCCCTGATGAATTATCCGAACAGTGTGTCGAAAAGATCATAGCTG